CTAAATAAATGAAGTTGCTTGTAGTATCACAACTCACTTTAGTATAAATATTATCGAACGGAATTATTGTTTCATCTGTAGCAGCATCAATTATTGAATAATAAGTAGTTGATGGTAATCGTTTTATGGTTTGTAAAGGAAATAAATTTGTTGCTGATTTTTGTGGATATTTATCACGACCATACAAGCGTATACGAGCTATTTCCGTGTCTTTATACGCATTTTTTAATTTTGGATATATGATATATGATTCTAAATTAAGTGCATCTAAAGTGCTAGAATACGCACTATCGTCCCAATACATGGTAAGTCTAGGAACATATATAGTATGTGTTTCTCTACTAAAGAATCTTACATATCCTGTAGTGGTTCCTGCTTGTTCATCTGCATCAGAAAATTTAAGTAAAAACCCATTATTATTAATAGTAACGCCAGCACTTCCATTAATCCATAATTTTATTGCATCTGTTACATCCATATTAATATCAGTTGGGCGATAGGTAAAAGCTTCAGACCCGCCATCTGCACCCGGTTGTGTATAAAAACTTTGATCATATCTCGTTAAATCATAAACACCAGAGCCAGACTGATATATCCAACTTCCACCTAAACTACCAGTAATTTTTAAAGAAGGAGTTACATCACCCGATGTCGTCCAGGATGAACCAGATACTGGATAATTCCATGAAACACCATCTGTAACAGAAGGAGATGAATTTTCAAATCCAGTACCATTAATCCAAGAATCATAAGCTATTTTTGCATCAATTGTATAATTTGATGATAAATTTTTTGCGTGCGATGTATATAATTGCAATACAAATTTACATGAATTTAACGTAGTAGAATATTTTGTTAATGTATCTGAAATTTCAGACATATCAAATTTAATCAACGATCTAGATCGTACATATGCATCACCTGATGTATTTAATCGTTTTCCTACTTCTAATATTTCATCAATACCAGTATTTAATGTAGGTACTGTTTCATATAATGTAGCATCTTTTTCTGCATAAAATATTCTGAACATAAGTTATATCCTTACTATTATTTAATATAAATATTTGTTAGTAAGATACTACTCGTCCTCGTATGTCTTTATTTGGAAATTTAACTTCAAATATTGATGGATCTAACGATGGATATATGATTCCATTTTTTGTTGCGGTTTGTAAATTATAAATATTTCCAGAATAGTTTGTTGAAGTATCATATAAATTTGTAAATTTTAAATCTAATACTGATTGCACTCCTTTAACATTAGCTATTGAATTTAAAACATCACTTTTTATGATAGTTTGATTAATTTGCCAACGAGAAATATCAAAATATTCTTTTAAACGACTAATACATTTTAGAAGAACTTCATTACTATTATAATTTGATAATACAGTAATTTCAAAATCAATACCAATATTAATTATAAATGCATTTTTAATATTTATAGCATCTGTCATCATACGATATTGATCTAAATATGTTTTTAAATTTTCTTTAACTGCAGGATTAAGATCAACTAATTGTTTAGACGAATTATATCCCAAAACATACATGTTCATCGCTAATGGATTTTTTACTCTGCGTTCTTCCGATTCTTCTTGTGCAATTTGATCGTCAGGTACAATATATGCTTTTGCGACACTACCAAAACGAGCTGGCATAGAATATGCTCGTATAATATAATCTTCTCTAGTAACTAAACGATTTTGTGTTGCAAAATTAGCTAATGCATTATTTTTTATTTCATTTAATGAGTCTCTTGTTTTGCCTCCGCGTGCTGGAACTGGATTATTAACTGCAACCGAACTTTTAACAAAACTAATTACGCCGCTAGTTAATGTTGTGTTAACATCATCTTCATATTGTACATTATCTATTCGTGTAATGGTATCTGCATCAACATTATCTTGTAATCCTTTTCCTGTTGTATATGTTACTGTTAACGTAGTATTTGCTGGAGCTTGACCATATGCTCTTGTATATAAAAAGTTTGATGGGTCAATATCAATATCTACTGAACGTCTAAATCCTGCTAATCCATTTCCTACATTATCTGGATTTGGAATAATTTCTTCATCGTTATTATCAGAAACACCTGCTCCAAATTGTAATTCATATCTATTATCTGCTCGCAATCTAGAAACAAATCGTTTTGAAGATTTTCTAAGTTTTAAAAGAGAAGGAACAGAAGAACGATATTGTACAAAATCTGGATCATTTTCTAATAAGTTCGGCACAGTTTGAAATACAGTATCCTGAGCTAAATATGGAACTTGATACCAATTATCTCCATCTGATTCTTCTACTGAAATAATATCAATAATATCCGTATCAGGAAGTACTATCTTATCATATGGTTTTGGCGTAGTAAATGTAAATGTAGAAGTCTTAACAGTACCAGAAATTGCATTAACTGATTTCTTTAGCAAAAAGTATGTTGGCTGTTTTGTTGCATTATCATATTCATATACTGTAACTTCTGTTGGATTGAATGATGAAGAAAACCCAAAATCAACTGCATCTGTTGTTCTAAACCCAATACCTTGTTCGGTACTAACACGCATTGCAGTTTTAATAGATAATGCATAACGATAATCTGGACCTACTGAATCACCAGAGCCAACTGCAGGTACTAATTGAAATACATCTAATGTTGTTCTTGAAGCAATATAGTTATTAACATTATATCCTAGAGCATATGCTAAATCTTGTACATTGGATTTTTCTGTAGCATGTTGTAATAAAGATTCTTTAAGATTAGTATCACTATAATATGATAATACATCACCTACATATGATGCTAATTCTAATAACATCATACCAGGCGATGACTCGTTAAAATCCTGATATGTATTAGGAAAATATTGTTTAGTAAGGTCAATTAAATTTTTTCTAAATTGCCCGAAATCTTTTCCTAAATAATTTATATCTTTTTTAACATTGCTCATTATCGTTCCTTATTATACTGCTAATTCAGCATTCGAAACAGAAAAGTTTCCATTTTCATTTACAAATACAGAAATTGTTCTATTTATTTGTTCTACATTAACATTAAATGTAATTTTAATTTTTAATTGATTGCCTAATGTAGTATCTTGTTCGTTTGTTATAGTTTCAATTGAAATAATATTAATGTCTGGTAACCATTTTGTTACAGCTGATTGAATTGACTCTACTATAAAATTACCGATATCTTCAGTATTTGGTTCAAATATTATTTCATATAATGCAGTTCCAAAATCTGGCTGCATTATTCGTTCGCCTAATTTTGTCAATAATAAGGTTTTAAAATTTGAAATAGATTTTTCTACATTAGTTACAGAAGAAACAAAAACTTTAGTTTGGTTAAACTGTAATAATACTCCTAATTTAGAATTTTCATCTGTAATATCATATCGTATAATGTCAAATGGCATTTACTTAACCTTTACCTTTTTTCTTATCCATAGCTTTCATTAAAGCTGAATAATCGCGTGTCATTGCTTTTGCAACTACTGGGTCTACTTGCATAGATTTACCAGTTTCTGGGTCTGCCATTACTTGTGGTGCAGATATTCCCATCATCTGTGAACGCATCTTTTCTCGTACATGGCCAAAACTTTGAGCATTCGCTGATGTCATCATAATATCTTCATTTAATGGTTGATTCATTGATGAAGCATACGGATTCTGTTCTTTTAGTGAATCTGTTTCATTTAGAATATCAGCAAACCCAGTTTTATTAAATTTAACTGTTTTTCTTTTATTTGGTCCTGCAGGTGTTGTTGGTTCAAATAACGCACTCGATGGTTTATTATTTGCTATTTCATTAATTGTTGGTCGTAACCCATCTTTTAAGATTTCAGTAAGTTCTTCTTTAATAACAGAACGTACTTCTTCTCGTACTACTTGTTTCAAAACTTTAACTAATGTTTTTGCATCCATAGTTTCTTCTTTTTTAATAAATATTTGTATGTTATTTTTTGTATGTTATATTGATTCTAATCCAATAAATTGCCAAAAGGCATTCGTTTCGGTTGTATTCCACTCAAATCTATATCGGGATCGGGTGGCGCAGCTG